TTAGGGCAACAAAATTTGTAAGTGAATTGGAAGATGATGGACCAAACTTGGTATGAAGTATTCAGTCCTACGATTTTAGAAACTTCCATACCAGAGAAGTTTGTTAAGATTGTAAATAAGGTTGGAGATAGGGTGCTAAACAATGAGCAACAGAGTGCTCAATGGGATTGGTCTGATAATCTGGTAGGCAAGGTTCACAAGGAAATTCAGATACCGATAACCTCTGATGCTGACAAGAAGTATTTGTCTGATACCATGAAGAGGGGATGTCTGGACTACCTAAATTATATAAGGGATAAGAATAGAGCATATAATTGGTATAAGATGGCAGGACATAGTACAGTACCAAAAATAGAAAACGTCCATTTGACCCAGAGTTGGGTAGTTAGTCAATATGCTGGAGAGTACAACCCTTGGCACAAACATAGTGGAGATTTTTCATCAGTCATCTATTTAAAAATACCAGATGATATGGAAGGTGAATATCAAGAGGATGCTGAAGACCATTACCCTGCGAATGGTTTGATTGAGTTTATGTATGGTGAGGCATGTGATTTTAGGAGTGATGGTTTAAAATTTAAACCAGAGGTTGGTAAGTGGTTAATTTTCCCATCCTATCTAAAACACTTTGTCTACCCATTTCATGTTAAAGGTGAAAGAAGGAGTATGAGTTTTAATGCTCATATGCAAATGAAGAGATGATTTTAGTTGATATGAATCAGATATCAGTGGCAAGTGTCATGATGCATCTGAATATGGAAAAAACAATAGCACCAGATGGCAATGTAGTACGACATATGATACTTAATTCGTTACGTATGTATCGTTCACGATTTCATGTGGAATATGGTGAATTGGTGTTATGCTATGACTCCAAGCATTATTGGAGAAGGGATTATTTCCCAAATTATAAATACAATCGTAAAAAAACAAGAGAGGACTCTGATAAAGATTGGGATGCAATTTTCAAATGTCTTAACGAGATCAAATCAGAACTTAAAGAGTTCTTCCCTTATAAGCATCTTGAAGTCTACGGTGCCGAGGCAGATGATATAATTGCTGCACTATGTCTTGAATTGGAATATGATAATGGTAAGACATTGATCCTTTCTGGTGATAAGGACTTTATTCAACTACATAAATATAAGAACGTATCACAGTATAGTCCGATAACAAAGAGAATGATCAACGGCACAAATTCTGAAGAATATTTGAAAGAGCATATTTTAAAGGGTGATGCTAGTGACGGTATACCTAATGTGCTATCACCTGATCATACATTTACAGAAAAATTACGGCAACGTCCTTTGGGAAAAAAGAAGATAGAATCGTTTAAGGAAAATGGTTTACCTACTGAAGAAATAAAACGAAACTATCAAAGAAACGAGAAACTTATCAATTTGTCATTATCACCTGATGATCTGTATATTACAATTTTGAAAGAATATCAGGAAGCACCAGAAGGTGATCGTAGCAAGTTGCTAAATTATTTTATAGTAAAGAGGTTGAGGAACCTCACCGAATCGATAGGAGAATTCTAAATGCCAGAACAAACTTACACCCCACTATTTTCAGAAATTTTGGACAAGGTGTCTAAACTAAAAACTAAAAACCAAAAGGTTGCTCATTTGCGACAATATAATACTGATGGTCTTAGGCAAGTGATTAAATCTTCATTTGATCCTAAAGTCAAATGGGCATTACCAAACGGTGAAGTACCTTATATTCAAAATGATGCACCTGAAGGAACAGAACATAATAATCTCTCTTATGAACATAGGAAACTCTATCATTTTATTGAGGGTGGCAATCCAAAACTTTCGCAGAATAAACGAGAGAGTATGTTCGTTCAGATGTTAGAAGGGTTGCATCCAGATGAAGCAGATGTTCTTGTTGCGGCAAAAGATAAGATTTTGCATCAGAAATATAAGGGACTTTCTGCTAATGTAGTGAGAGAAGCATTTAACTGGACAGATGAATATATGTTACCAGACCCTGTAGTATATCCACAGACCCCAGGTGCAGCAAATGGCTGATGCCCCTTATAGTAAGTGGCAGTGCATGGCATGTGACTATATCTATGATGAAGAACTTGGTGACAAAGAAGAAGGATTTGAACCTGGCACTAGATGGGAAGATATTCCAGATGATTGGTATTGCCCTGATTGTGGTGCAGAGAAAGAAATGTTTATGGAAATGGAAGATTAATGCTAATTGAAGATGATATTAAACTAGATTATTCTGATGTACTAATCCGTCCTAAGAGGTCAACTCTCACATCTAGAAATGATGTAGAGTTGTCCAGAACCTATACCTTTTATCATAGTAAAAAAGAATGGACAGGGGTTCCTATTATGGCAAGTAATATGGATACTACTGGTACATTTGAAATGCATGGAGAGTTGAGTCTTCATGGTCTGGTGACTTGTATTGCTAGGCACTATAACAAAGATGGTATACCTTGGCACTTAGCAGAACGAAGAAACAAACTCTGTGTTATGTCTGGTATATCGGACAAAGAGATACTTGAAATAGTGGGGGTTGCTAATACATATTCTGATGTAGCATTTGTTGGTCTTGACGTAGCAAATGGGTACACCATCAATTTTGTAGAATCTGTTAAGCATTTGAGAGGGTTGCTTCCCAACGCAACAATCATAGCAGGGAATGTAGTAACAGCAGATATGACAGCAGAATTGATTCTTGCTGGTGTTGATATTGTAAAGGTTGGAGTTGGACCTGGCAGTGTATGCACTACTCGTACCAAGACAGGTATAGGGTATCCACAGTTAAGTGCTGTTATAGAATGTGCCGATGCTGCACACGGTGTTGGTGGTCACATCATAGCAGATGGTGGTTGTAATTCTTCTGGAGATGTAGTGAAAGCATTTGCTGCTGGTGCTGATTTTGTAATGATTGCTGGTATGTTAGCAGGGCATGATGAGTGTGATGGTGAGTTGATATTTAAAGATGATCACCCAGACCCAGTAGGTATGAAATTCTATGGTATGGCATCCAAAACTGCTATGGACAGACATGGACATCCTAATAGAGAGTATAGAGGTGAAGAGGGCAAAACCGTGATAGTACCATACCGTGGTTCTGTACAGGATACTGTTAATGATATTCTTAGTGGTATTCGATCTGCCTGTACTTATGTTGGTGCTAATCGTCTAAAGGACTTGACAAAATGTGCTACATTTGTTAGAGTGAATAGTACACATAACAGGATATATGAATAGTGTCTCTAACAAGGAAACGAATTATTTATGATCGGGATGGTAAATCTCCCTACATGATTCGACATCATCTCATATTTAGAGAAAAATCTGGACATCTGGAAGAGAATGTAAGAGTTCCTTTTAATGCATACGTGCATAAGATAGTTCTATCTGATGAACCTATCCTACATGATCATCCTTGGTCATGGGGTACATTTATCATCAGTGGAGGATATTATGAGCACACACTAAAAGGCACTTTTTGGAGAGGTCCAGGGTCTTGGAGAACCCAAACATCTACTGATCTCCATTGGTTGGAACTAAAGAAGAACAAACCTTGTTGGACTTTATTTTGGCATGGTCGTAGAACAAGGGTTTGGGGATTTCAGACCTCAGATGGTTGGACAGATTATCGAAGTTTTTTACGAAATCGTTTAGAATCAAGAACTTAGTAAGTACGATTTTACTTGACAATATCTCTTTTATCTGCTATTATATACATATGATGAAATTTATAGTTTTCGGAACCATTGTTTGGTATGGTTGTGCATTATATCTGGTAGCAATTGGATACGTTTAATGTTATTAAATCTTAAAGGTTCTACTAAAAAGACTAGGAAACTAGTCGAAAGTGCTGTATGGGATTATGCTGAAAGATTGATGGGTAAAAGATTAGTCAAGACTCTTGAACTTACCATCAATTTGACTTGGAAATTGGCAGACAAAGAAGGTGCAGAAGGATTTTGCATCTGGGATGAGTGGGACGATTTAAGAAAGACTCCTAGAGAATTTACTATTGATCTGGACTCCAGTGTCAGTATTAGAGACATTTTGGTCAACCTTGCACATGAGATGGTTCATGTGAAGCAGTGGGTCAAAGGTGAAATGTACGAGTATTCAAATTCTAACATGGTTAGATTTATGAAGAAAAAGTACGATATGAATGATATGGATTACTTTGACTATCCTTGGGAAATTGAGGCATTCGGCTGTCAGTTGGGATTGTTCATCCGTTGGTGTGAAACTGAGGGATTAGGTGATCGTTCTGAAATGAAGGAGAATATATAATGTCATATGGTGTAGATGTGTATGCTAATAAAGCAACACCTGTTGTGAAAGATAGGTCTAAATGGGCAAATGCTGGTCCTGCTGGAGAAGCAGTAAAAGACCTTCTTGAAACTGAGGATGCTGTTGTTGCCGCAATCGAAAATGGTGCTGAAACCTATGAGGAACTTTACGCATCGATAAATGCCAATGTAACTATTACAGGGTATGATGTCGATGAGGTCGGTGATCTCTTTGATGAGTTTAACGCTTCTCTAGTATCGGATGGGTATGCCTGATGGATAGACACCTTGAAATATCCCTCATGGAAAAGGATGAACTATCTATTGATGGTCAAACCAACCCAGCAGGGAATATAGAAATCCGTGAGTTTGAAGATGGAGAATGGATGGGTGGCTCTTATGCAACCTATGAAAATCTTTCAGAAAAAGTAAAGGAGTATTTAGAAGATGAGTGAAAAAACCAGAATTTCTCTATTGGTTGATACAATCTTCGTCCTGTCCTTGTTTGGTGCAGGGTGGTTTTGTCTCGTAGTATTTTAAGGAGTATTATTATGAAAAATGGAAATGGAAATATTGTGACTAGAACAGTTGATGGGCGTTCTGCCCCTATTCATGTTGTTACTGTAAAGAATATTGAAAAGAGTAATGAGAATGAACCT